CACAAAGTATACTCTAGAAGACTTATTGATAGTTGGATCTAAAATATTATCTGCTTTCTTAAATTCTTTGTTAATACTACTATTGACATTATCAAATACTCTAACAGTAAGTGTATTGATATCTACGTTAGAGTTTTCAATTAAAAATCTCTGACCTTTAACAGCACTACTGTATGCTGTACTACTATTGACAAGAGTACCCTCTACTAATTCAACATCAGTAAACACAGCGAGATTATTTGCTACCTCTGCTCTGTAGTCCTTAGTAGCAACAAACTGATAACTAGTCTCATCTAAATTTGTAAGAAAACCACTACCCTTCTTCAAGACAACAGTATCAGGTGCATTATTAGGAATTGCAATATTGAAGTTAAGTGATGCCTTAGATGCTGTAACTGACTTTGGAGTATAACCTAACTGTTTCGCCAGAGACACCACATTGTCCCTCAGAGACGCTGAATCCAAGAACAGTTCATTCACTACCATATTGGTATTGAACGCTGTGTAATACGTATTATACGCTAATACGTCTAATAGTTGACTTAGGGCAGATCCTTCAAAGTCATAATCAGTAAAATCTGTCTCTGCTCTCATATAATCTTTGAGTGCAGTCTTTATGTTACTAAAGTCTAAATTGTTTAACTGTGTATATGGCATTATCTCGTTCTAGCTAGGAAGAAGTCTACTGTGACTGGTGGAATTGTAGTTCCAATGATTTTATATGTTAATTCAACATCAAAACCGTTTTCATCTGAATTCGGAACTGCTTTACAAGATCTAATTCGGACTCTTGGTTCGAACCTACCAAGACATTGTTGGATTGATGTTCTTATAAGTCCTGCTGTAGCAAAATCTAATGGTTCAAACAAAAAACGGCGAAGACTGCTACCCAAATCGGGTTGGAACAGTCGTTCGCCTTTGTCGGTTAATAATAGTGTCGTAATTGCCTGCTTAATGGCAGCACTATCCTTCGTAACTACCAAATCGTCAGTTACAGGATGCTTCTTAAAAGATAGAGATATATCCTTGAAGGACTGCGTTAACTTTGCCACACAAGTAGAAAGAATATTCCTACTTATTTAGACGCTATAAAACGTATATTTCAAAAATAACTCTTCTCCCTTCTTAATATCTCTAATAGTCCTCATGTGATATATCTGCCCCCACTCCTCAGTTTCGAACTCTTTAATACAATTGGGTTCATTTGAATGATTTACAAATCCACCCAAAGGTGTCCTCATAATCGTATCATCCACTACTACGTGGGATATACCCAGATAAACATCATTTGGAATATCCTCCAATGCAAAAAGACCTTGACCTGCTGTAGGACTATCTTTTACATGTAAGAATTTCGGTAATGCTTGGTATGTCATAATATATTACTCGGAGATCTCGGCGTTCGGGTCAGAACTGTTTTGGGTGGGTTACTACATCGCCGTGTATTTCACCGATGTCATCTATATGTGCATGATCTATATCTACATGCAGACCCTTTTCATAGTAGTCTGCAATTCTCTCTAGAGCATTAGCAATGCGAGTTAGATCTTCACTCATTACTTTCTCCCTTGTCCTCTATAACGCTTCCTAGCAGCATTTCTACTGGTAGCAGCATACTTGGTATGTTGACCACATCCTTGACGGGTCTTTTTAGGTTTGGATTCAATCGTAACTAGGTTACCACTGACAGACGTACGTATTGCCATAATACAAAATAAACATCAATGGTATTATAGCACAGATATCAGTTCCCGACAACCACACTGCCATCACCTGCGGTAATACTGCCAGAACACGCACCATCGCCTTTTCTGGCAAGTGGTTTTCCGTTGACTAGCACAGACCCAGATCCTTCTGTTACTTTGGTAGAATGTGGAACACAATTTGATCCTGCTGGAACAAGATGTGTAACTAGGTTAGAACCCTGCACTGCTGCATCCTTCCCACCAATCTGCACAGAACTATCCCCATCTGCAATAGTCGTTTGTGCATCACATCCATGCCCAGTGGATACTGCACTTCCTTTAGTTGCTGCTTCTGGCATCTTCGTTCTCCAATGCTATCTGTACACTATCCATAAACTTACCCATAGAAAGATGTAGAGTGTTTATCGATATAATGTCATGGATCATCATGATCTCTCTATATTCATCTTCCTGCATAACGTCCTAAGATATCAATTTTGTCGTATATGTCATCAAGAGTCTGACCCAGTTTCAGATACTCCTCCGAGTGAGGTGGCTTGTACATTAATTGGAGGTTCTCTAAATTGTTCACCCTCTCCTCCAAGCTGTTCAATCTCTTGAACAACAACTGGAGTGACTCGTTCAACTTCTGCATTGTCAATTGGTTGTCTGCTGTCATCATCTATACCTTGAAAACGTTTAGTGGCGGCATTTTCGAATTCATCACAAAAGTGATCGAAGTCTTCCAATGCTTTTTCATAATAGTTAAGATCCTCTTTGGTCATAATCCCATTCCCTTGCCGAAACTTGACACTGGTTTACCTCCTGACATACCTGGCAAGTCTGCAAGGGGGTCATTTATAGGATCCTGTTTGAACCTTGAGTCTAATTCGAATTGTTCGAATCGTTTCTCTAGAAGTGTCAAACGGCGATCTAGTTGCCTTTCGACATCATTGACTCTATTTTGCAGTTGCATCATCTGCATTAGAATCTCACTTGTAGTAACTTCTGCCATAATTGATAATTTCTGTAGTTTTTTCAGTGACAAATTCTGTCAGTATCTTTCCATCAGTCTTGATTTTTACCAGCAACTCTGGATCAATTAAGTATAGCACAATTCCTGTTAGAATAACACCCTCTAGGAAGCATGCCCACTGTATTTGATAATTTGATAACCCAGTTGTCTTCTGAAACCATCTGATGCTTCTTTTATGCAGCATCGCAGTTCCGATTCTTCGTTGATTGAACCACCTCGCAACCTTTTCAAATCTACTTAGTTCTCTATATGCCATGATAAACTTTTTGGGGGAATTTTTTGCTGGAAAATTTTTTCCAAAACTATGGTTTTGAAATTTTAATTTTGTAATTATATTTATCACGCTCTGGGAAACGTTTGTAGGTTAGATAGACGGTACTTTTTTCGCTTGGCGACCCCGACCCGCCCCCGATCACAAAAAAACCCTGTCGAACTGGACAGGGTGTGTGTGATGTGTTAGAATCGGGGATCTCCCAAGTCATCCAGCACGTCTTGTAAAAAGTTGACTGGCGAGACCTCACGGGTGTGGGGTTGAATTCCCATTTCTGGGTGCTCCTTCTCGTATGTCATTTGAGCGAGGATGGATTTCATTGCTGCTTGAACCGCAGGATCACGGCGAGCAGCAGCGTTAGTGAGAAAAATGTCTTTCATACTCATATTATAGAGGATGAGGGAAAATGATTCAAGTTAGCGTTACACTCTGTAGCTGTTTGACTATCAGGGTGCTTGCCCAGTCACGGGTGCTATATGGAATCGTGACTTGCTTGCTAGAATTCTTGTGAGAATAGATGTGGTGCTTGCCGCCGTTGCGTGTAAGCACCCAACCCAATTTCTTAGCAAGTTTGGCGAGTTGTCTACTACTCATACGAGTTCACATCTAATGCCAGCACCTGTGTAGAATGCCAACATGTCCAACGCCTTAGCACGTGACGAAAATGAAATCGTCCTTGCGTTGCGTTGGTCAGTTGAGGTCCAGTAGCGAATGCTCATTTAAATAAATGCGTTGTTGGTTTGTACTTGTGAGATTAGAACACTGTCTTGCCTAAACTGTTTCTTATACGCCGCAGCGATGCAGTTTAAACTCAGCATGTGCTCATCAACCTCAGAGTCAGCACACTCAAGATAAAAAATCTTGGTTTGCTCTAAGTCACCTTTCCAGAGACCTTCGCCATCTATGAAAGTGCCATACTCAAAATGAGGCATGATCTCACGCTTAATAAATGAATCCATCATGTGGTCCGTTACTGTCCCGTTGTCGGGGATGTTGCGTCCCATGATTAGTTCTAAGCGTTGCATAAGATTTGCTTGAGTACATACACAG